ATTTTTTAAACAAAAGAGAAGTTGCAAAATTTTTATTTGATCAAAGATATATATCACCATTTACAGAATATTTTGGTATATGGAACGATGAACAAGTGCCAAATACTTATTCACATTACTCAGACATTGCGATGGAGACTTTATTGCAAGAAGTAAAACCAGTTATGGAAAAACACACCGGTATCAAGTTAAGTCCTACATATTCCTATGCAAGAATATACAAAGAAGGTGATGTATTAGCTAGACATAAAGATAGATACTCATGCGAGATATCTACTACATTAAACTTAGGTGGTGACTCATGGCCAATATATTTAGATCCAACAGGTAAACAAGGACAAGCTGGTGTTAAAGTTGATCTTAAACCAGGTGACATGTTAATTTATTCTGGTTGTGATTTGGAACATTGGAGAGAAGAATTTAAAGGTAAAGATTGTGGTCAAGTATTTTTGCATTATAATAAAGCTAGTTCTAAAACAGCTAAAGAAAACTACTTAGACAAAAGACCTTTACTAGGCGCACCTTCTTGGTTTAAAGGAGCTACATTGACAAAATCTAAAAAATAGTCTATACATTAGGCTTGCAGGGGGATGATCCACCACAGATTCCCTCTGCTTAAAATCTATTGAAATCACTCACAATCTGATATAACACCTAATAAACAGGTTTTTATATGTTACAAAAATTAGGCTTTGCTCCAGGATTTAATAAACAAGTCACAGAGACCGGTGCTGAAGGGCAATGGTTTGATGGCGATAACGTACGTTTTAGATATGGCACACCTGAAAAAATAGGTGGTTGGCAGCAATTAGGTGAATCAAAATTAACAGGTGCAGCTAGGGCTATTCATCATTGGGATGATAATGCTGGTATTAAATATGCAGCAATAGGTACTAATAGAATTTTATACATATACTCTGGAGGTGTATACTATGATATACACCCTATTCGAACTACTCTTACGGGCGCAAATTTTACCAGTACGTCTTCATCAAAAACAGTGACAGTAACATGCACCGGGACTCATGGATTAATTGAAAACGATATTGTTATGTTTGATTCAGTAAGCGGTGTTACTGCTGTAGGATCTACTTATAATGACGCTACATTTGAAGACATAAAGTATATGGTAACATCTGTTCTAACTGTAACAACTTTTACAATTACAATGGAAAATACAGAAACAGGCACACCATTATCTGGTAGTGGATCTGCTTCTATTTTATGTTATGAACATGTAGGGCCCTCACAACAATTAGGTGGATTTGGATGGGGTGCTGGTTTATTTGGTGGTACTTCTCTAGGTGCTGCAACCACAACTCTAGCCTCTACTATTAACGACACTGTAACCGATATACCATTAACTAACTCAGCAGCTTTTCCATCTGCAGGAGAAATTAGAATTGGCACAGAAGATATAAGTTTTACAAATAATAATACTACCACAAATATTTTAAGTGGTGGTGCAAGAGAAGTTAACGGCACTACTAAAGCAGGACATAGCGGTGGTGCTACGGTTACAGATATTTCTGGTTTTTCTGGTTGGGGTGATCCGGCTTCCTCTGACTTTACAATTGATCCTGGTTTATGGATTCTAGATAACTATGGTACAAAATTAATTGCACTTATATACAACGGTAAATGTTTTGAATGGGATGCAGCTGCAGTAGGGGCTGTTAATACACGTGCAACTGTTTTAGCAAACGCACCTACCGCATCACGTCATGTATTGGTATCTACACCAGATAGACACCTAGTATTTTTTGGTACAGAAACAACTGTGGGAAACTCTACTACACAAGACGATATGTTTATACGTTTCTCAGACCAAGAAAATATTGATGGTACAGATGCTTATACAGTAAAAGCAGAAAACAATTCTGGTACACAAAGATTAGCAGATGGCTCTAAAATTATGGGTGCTATTAAAGGTAGGGATGCAATTTATGTATGGAGTGATACCGCATTATTTCTAATGAAGTTTGTAGGCGGAGACTTTGTATTTGCTTTTGAACAAGTAGGTACTAACTGTGGATTGTTTGGTAAGAATGCTTGTATTGAGGTTGATGGTACCGCTTATTGGATGTCTGAGAATGGTTTCTTTACTTATGATGGTCAGTTAAAATCTATGCCGTGTCTTGTTGAAGACCACGTTTATGACGATATAAACGCTACATCTAGAGACCTTATTAATGCAGGATTAAATAACTTGTTTGGTGAAGTTAATTGGTTTTATTGCACAGCTGCATCGGATCAAATTGACAGGGTAGTTACTTATAATTATTTAGACTCATCACCTAAACGTCCTATATGGACAACAGGTACTTTACCTAGAGCAGCGTGGCAAGATTCTGCGGTATTTGATAAACCACATGCAACTTATTACAGACTATCAGACAATGCATCGTCAGATGTTATTGGTAATACGGACGGAAGTACGATATACTATCAACAGGAAACAGGGACCGATCAAATTAATGCTGGTGGTGTAACAACTGCTGTAATAGGCACTATTACTTCTGGTGATTTTGATATTACCCAACGTAGAAATACAACAGGACAAACAGTAGGAATGCCAGACCTTAGAGGAGACGGCGAATACATTATGAGAATTAGTAGATTTATACCAGATTTTATTTCACAGACAGGAAACACTGCAATAAAATTTAAAACAAGATTGTATCCAAATAGTAGTGAGACAACTACTTCATTTACATGTGATTCTACAACAACTAAAAAAGATGTAAGAGTAAGAGCTAGACAGATTGCATTAGAAATTGCTAACACAACTACAAGTGAAGATTGGAAATTAGGAACATTTAGATTAGATATACACCCAGGAGGAAGAAGGTAATGGCTACTGACCAAGAGATACGAGACGCAGGTTTTAAATATATTCCACAACAACAATACTTACAAAATCCTTTTGAGCTACCCGAGGATCAAGAACCAATAGTTGATCAAGGTATCGTTGCAACTAATGCTTTTACAAATAGTGGTGGTGGAGATGGCAATTATTATTCAGGTTCTCCAAATGAGTTAGTTGGAAATTATCAATCAATTATAGATGCTAGACAGAAAAGACTTAATAACCCTTCTAATACTTTTTTAGGTTTTAATACTATGAAAGATCAACAATTAACTGGAGCAGACGCAGGATTTTATGACACAATTCCTCAAGAAATGACTATGATGGGTAAAGTACAAAATTTTTTAACACCACAATCTGCTGAAAGCATTCTTAAAGATGGTTATCAACCAAAAACAAACATCGGTATAATATCAAATATTTTAGGAAGGTTTGATAATTACGGAAATCTTCCTAGAGCAGATCAAGCATTTATTGCACAAAATATGGGTTACACTGGTCCAACAGTATTTGGTGACAATACATCTGGATTAAGCAAAGATCCTTTTGGTTTAAATACTAGATCTGCATTTGGTAATTATGCAGAGAGAGTTGGTGTAGAAGTAGATAAACTCAGTGATGCTTTAAGTTCTACAGGAGCAATAGGTGGTAAAAAAGATTTTCAAGGCGCAACATTTAATCCTGAAACAGGAATGTTTGAAGCTGCAGAAGAATCAGATTTAACACCAGAGCAAATAGATGCATTAAATCAAAGAACTAAAATGGTAAGAACAAAATTAAATTTTTACAGAAATAAAAATTTAGAGTATGAGGACTTAGTTAACAAGAATGCTGAACTACAGGGTATACAAGACACAAAAATAGCTAAAGACTTTATAGATAAAAACCCTAATTACGGTGATCCAGAAAAAAATATAAATCCTGGTAGTGGTGGTGGAAGTGGTTATGATCCTGGTGCAGATTACAGTGGATCAGATAAAAGATCAGAGGATAACAGAAGTTCTGACTTAGGTTTTAGTGATATTAGATTGAAAGAAAATGTAGAGTTAATAGGTAAATCACCATCTAACATAAACATTTATAAATTTAATTACAAAAATAACCCAACAATTTATCAAGGAGCTATGGCTCACGAAGTGCCTTGGGCATCAGTTAAACATTCTAATGGTTATATGATGGTAGATTATAATCAAATAGACGTAGACTTTAAAAAAATATAATGGCAAAAATTGTACAATCATTAACGAGAGCTGAACCAGAATACAATCAAACTAATCTACAATCTTTGATTAGGGATCTGGATGCAGTAATTACAAAATTAAATACTTCTTTTCAACAAGAAGTAAAACAGGAGATAGAAGCTAAAAGTTTCTTTTTAGAATAATGGCAGTAGTAAACCAATATAAATTTGTCGGTAAAGATAACGATACTACAGGAGGTGCATTAGCTGTTTTTGCAGCAGGTAATCCAGGTGTAAATGAAACTATAATTATTAAATCTATATTAGTCACATCTGCTGGTACACCTACAGTAATAGTAACAAATAATAGTATTACAGCAATTAAATCTGCCCAGTTAACGGCTAACACAACAAAAGAATTATTAACCCAACCTTTAATCGTAGAAGGTGGGTCAGCTTTTACCATACAATCAAGCACTTCAGATTCATTTGATTTTGCAGTTAGTTATTTAAACATTAAAAAGGAGAAAATAGACTAATGAAAACTACAGTAATTGACGGACAAGAGGTACCTGTTTTAGATGCAACTAGTGTTGAGACTACTTACAGACATATGAAAACAGGAGAGGTTTTTAAAGAAAGAAAAGACTGGGAAGCAAAAGGTTTTAAAGAAGAAGAGATGGCTCAAGACGTAAAAGTTATGATGCCTCCTCTTGATTTAATAGGTAAAACAAAGTAAACATAGGGATTAAGGTAAAATTATGGCAATATCTAGAATGCAAGAACCCCAACAAATACAATCAGGAATAGGTTCCTTACAAGAACCTAGACAAGGTTATTTTGTAGGTAAACTTGTAAAGAAAGTTACTAGAGGTGTTAAAAAAATTGCTAAAAGTCCAATAGGCAAGCTAGCTTTATTAGCTGGTGGAGCATATGGTTTGGGTGCTTTAGGTAGTGCAGGACAAGGTGGGTTTTTAAAACAACTTATGGCAGGTCGATCTAATTTTGGACTACAAAATATTATGAGTGGTGCAGGTAAATTATTTATGGGTAGCGATGGAGGTGTCTTTGGTGGAGGCGGAGGTCTTCTTGGAAAAGCTGGAAAGTTTGATCCTAAAAGAGCATTTCTTACTGGCGGTGCAATGTTAACAGCTTTACCATTTATGATGGGTGGTGGTGATGACGAGGAAGAAGAAGTTGTAGATGTCATGGACCCAAGATATCAAGTTCAAAGAGCAAAAAATTATTACAGCGGCGCAGGTGATGCGGGTGCTGGTTTAGATTTTATGCCACAGAAAAAATATGTAATGCAAAATTTTTATGCTGCTGATGGTGGTCGTGCAGGTTATGCAAACGGCATGATGGTCGAAGAAGATGATGAAGAAGAATACATAAGAAGTGGTGCAGGTATGTCTAGAAGACAACCTAAAGCATTTTTAAACATGGGTGGTGGCGCAGGTCAAGCTCAAGCAGAACAAATGCTTATGATGGAATATGTAAAATATAAAAACAAAGGTGGTGATATGTCCTTTGAACAATTTGTAAAAGCAGTAATGCAAGCATCACAACAACCAGAAGGTGCGGGTATGGAACAACCACAACCGGTTATGATGGCAGCAGATGGTGGACCTGTACCGGATTCAGAAGTAGCAGGCTACACAACACCTGCAGGTTACAACAAATTTGATTATAGATCAGGTGGAACACCGGTAAGAGTAGGAGCACAAGAAGGTGGAATTATGGAAACTGAAGTTGCAGAAGAAGTAATGCCTTTACTTGATATGGGTGGTAAAGAAAAAGATTATAGAAATACAGGTGGTTTTGTA